CGGCGATGAACTCTTTTGTCGCTGACTCGGCTTCTTTGCGTGCGTTCTCCCGGACGATTGCCGCCATGAGGTCGCGGAATTCAGCGCTGTTGACCAACGTGGCGACTAATTTTTCCTGACATACTCCCACGGCTAAAGCACGTGGGGTTCTAACGTTGCCGGGCATTCCAGCAGTGCGTCGTGGGGTATCAGTGCTCCCATCGTATCCATCTCTTTCTGGATACGATTGATCATGTCTTTCTGACGGAGTGCGATATTGAATGCCGCATTCACATCAGCATGATCAACGTGCCCGCACGACGGGCACTTGAACTCCTTTCCCTGCCGTTGACCTCGCGCACCACAGCGAGAACAATCCTGCGAGGTATACGCCGGATCAACGTAGAGGACAGGAACGCCGAGCAGCTTGGCCTTGTATTCTACAAACTGTTGTAGTTGATAGAACGACCAACTGTGCAGGGCATATCTGAACGAACGGTGTTGTTTCCTCGTCTTTCTGATACCGCTCAGATCCTCGAAGACGAGTGCTGCATGGAGACTTTTCGCCACATCGACAACCTTGCGGCTGATCTTATGGTTCAAGTCTCGCACGATTCGACTTTCGCGGTCTTTTACCCGTTGCAGCTCCCGGAAGCGACCTTCGCGCTGAAGACGCTTACGGATTGCCGAATACTTCCGGTGGACGTGCAGTGCCGATTTGCCGAGTTTTTCGACTTTCCCGGTATCCGGGTTGGCAATGACTGCAACGTGCCCGGTCGTGTTCCGGTCAACCCCGATGAACTGTCGGGGTATCATCTCCGGTAGATCTGGTACGGTGCATGAGATATAGGCGAACTCCCGGTCGATCTCGATCTGGTTGACCTTATGGAAGGCGGGAAACTGATAGTGGAGAAGGAGATCCAACGGCACGACACGGATTGTTCGGGTATCGGGATCGACTTTGATGGATTGTCCCGGCACGACAAGGTTGACGTTTCGTACTCGCTTGATCGTCTTCTGACTCCCGTACTTCTTGAGGATCTGGTTGGATATTGCCGATTTCAGACCGATCTCCTTGACCGCCTTGGAACTCCTGCATGTCGGGTTCCTGACAGCAAACTCCGCTACTGCAAACGCTTGTTTCAGTTCGGTACTGAAATCTCTGCCGTGGCGGAGTTTGTAGGTCAGCAACACGTTAGTTCCTCTTCTGATCCTCGATATACTTCTTCACGACTTCCTCGGAGATGTGCCCACAGGATTCAACATAGTAGCTGCGAGTCCACAACGAAGGCAATCGTGTGCGTAGGGGTTCAAACTCCTGACGGAGTATTCTCGACGTATACCCTTTCAACTGTTGCACGATCCAGTGCGGGCTGGCGGTTGGTTTCGCCTTGACAAACAGGTGGAGATGATCCGGCATAATCTCCAGCGTCTCGACGCTGACACCGATCTCAGATGCCTTCTCTCTCAAGAGAACGTCTAATCTATCAGAAACTGGCGGTTGAAGCACTTTCCGCCGATATTTCGGACACCATATGATATGATACCCGACATTGTAGACCGTGGTATTCGAGTGTGTCCACCGTTCTTTTGGCATCTATATAATTATTAGTGTGCCACAAATATAAGGTTTTCCGTGGTAGGTAGACGCATTCATCCCACGACTAAAGTCGTGGGCTTTCTGCTATTTTGATCGTAATCGATCATGGCGACATCAGCACATTCTCGGTTATTGAAATAGAGGGTAAGAATCTTTGCCACAAGCCGCGAAACATTCCCCTCTTCTTCGCGGTCGGCAACCTCCTGCAATCGTCGCCGCATCTCCACCGATAACGAGAGCGATGCTTTCTCCTTTTTCTCGTCGTCCCGCGCTTTCCTCATACTTCACGCAGTCATCTCCTCGCGCACGTTATCATACTTCTTACTACTCGGTAGTAAAAAATAGGAAAGTATATATGTTCATTCGTAGTATTCGGTAGTATATGATAGTAGAAAAAGATGCTTCGGTGAAGGTGAGCATCTCCCTCACCAAAGCACAGGACGACTATGTGCGTGAACTCATCGCGTCGGGCCGGTATGCCTCGTACAGCAGCGTGGTCCAGGACGCGATCCGGATGCACATGGACGATTGTGAACGCAAGAAGACCATAACGCCGCCAGTAGACGAGGCGAAAGTGTCATGAAGGAGATCTCGCGCCGCGACCTTACCCACATGGAAACCGTGGATTTCCGGGCATGGTATGTCTGGATGCGCCGTATTGCCGAAGGAACAGCACGAATCATCGAGGATGGAGGAAACGAATGTCAAGCAACTGTTTGAGGGACGGTCAGTCCGTAGCATGCCACTGCACAGAAGCCGGCCAGTCCCGTAAGAGTATTGACCCCTGTATTAAAGGTGTTGGCGATCTGGTGGATTTCGCCAGCATGTCGGACGAAGAGGTCGAGGCCTATGCCCGGCAGCAGGAGCGCGTCTCGGTGCGGGACCGCCTCTGCCGGTATCACGGCGTGCGGTATGTCGAGGAGCTGCCCGCGACGGTGCAGCAGAAGTATTTTGGGCGGGTGCTGCAGCATGGTTGAGATCCGCAATGGCGAACTCTATGGCACGCCGCGAGAGGTGGATGCCTATCGCGTCTTGTCAAATCTCGTCACCGTTTCCGGTGCCCTCGAAGCAACGTGTGAATGCCCGGAATGCAGGCAGGATCCGGACTATGTCCTTGAGGTCATTCGGATTTCAGTGAACAACCTGAAATGTATTTCTGGCGAGATCATCCGGTTGCACAAGATAGATCCAAAGGTGCTCCTCGAGTACCATCTCCGCCAGCACGAGGCAGAAGGCCGCCTCTCGCATGAGAAGGTTGAGGCCGCGCTGGCACAGATCCACAAGGGCGAACCGATGACGCCCATCTACTCCGGGCCGCCACCGAAGCGCGTCGAGGGGGAGAAAGCGACGACGTTCGAGGGGGCGTATCATGCCTGACCGCTTCCCCGGCCGCGAATCGCCGTGCGAGAAGTGCACCTGCACGAACCTCGAAGAAAGTTGTCCGGAATGCGAGGAGAATGCCGCAGAGGGTGATGCGTGATGAAAGAAGATCCGTATCCAACCACCACGGAGGACATCACCCTCGATACAGCAAAACGGTATCTCGCGGCGTCGAAGGGGAACCGCCGGATCAATGAATTCCGGGTCGATACCTATGTCCGCGATATGCTCGCCGGGCGATGGTATATCGGCGAGACGATCAAATTTGATAGTAATGGCGTTCTCTTGGACGGCCATCACCGTTTACTGGCTATCCTGAAATATGGCCTTCCCGTCCGCTCCCTCGTAACGAGAAACCTCCCGCCGGAAAGCATACGGGGCATTGATCTCGGGCAACCAAGAACCCACGATCAGATCTCAAAGTTCATGAACGAAGGCTTCAGCAAGCGCCATTTTTCGATCGCGAAGTTCATGGAATTTGGCGAACACCACCATAATCTCTCCTATAATGAGGTCCGCGACCTCGCTCTGAAATACGACGAGTCGATCTCGTGGGTCTGCACGGTAGGGGGCCACGAAAAGTTCCTGAATACTCCGGTCATGACAGTGCTCGCAAAAGCGTGGTACTCCCTGGATCGTACCCGGCTGAAAGAATTCATGGATGTCTTCAAGACCAAACTCGCGACATCCGATAGAGATTGGGCTGCCATCAAATTACGGGATTGCCTTGAAGAAGCACGATATTACCATACAATCCTTGAACGGGGGGCGATCTATCTTCGGGCACAGTCGGCAGTCTATCATTTCTGCAAGGGAACGCCCTTGAAATTGCTTCGGCCTGCCACGAAAGACTATTTCCCGCTGAAACTGGATGCCGAGGGAAAGGTGGTGCCGGCATGAGGACGCAGTGGTGCCGGGAGCATATCGACAAGACCGCCGAGGCGTGCGGGCTGGATCGATCGACCGTCTCGGATGTCAAGCAAGCCGCTAAGTTCTGTGATGACCATTCCGAATTTTCGGAATGCTCTACTCACGCGATAATGACCCTGATTCGCGTTCGGGATGAGCCCGTGAAAGAAAAGGCCACATCATCCGTGGAAAATGCCTTCAAATCAGGAAAGCACCCTCTGACAGGTAAGATACTCAAAGAGAAGAAATTAACGGAGCGCGAAGTCAAGGCTGTTATTGCGCGAGCCGATCTCGAAGTCCGCAAGGAGCTGTCGGCGAAGCTGCAGATCGGGCGTGCTGCCTCGCACCTCGCGAGCGCCCCCGTGGATCCGGCTCCGGCGATATCCAAAGGTGAACATACACCAAGAGTCGATCAACCACGAGCAACCGCGCCGATCGTCGTTGCAGCGACCACGACATTCTCGGTGCTTGTAACGGGACTTCAGCAGCAGATCCTCCAGAAAGCGATAGCTGCTGAAATGGCCGTCGATATGCGAGATGCCGTGCAGATGGCGTTTAACCGAGGTATCGAGTCTTTGAGGGGGAATGCCTGATGGACGTCCACTGGGGGGCGATCCAACTCCAGCACGCGACCATCGGCGACGCTACCTGTGCGCTGTGCGGGGGTCTCGTGGCGCCGGTCGATAATGACGGCGACGGCCTCTGCGATGTCTGCGAACACGAGGTCGCCCGGCTGCTGTCGTGCGGCGGGGCGACTGCAATCCATCAGGGGGCCTGAGTCATGGCCGAGAACGTGCCTGCCGTCCGGGAGAATGGCGGCATTATCCCCTCGCAGTACAGCCAGCAGCAGGTGCAGCTTGTTCGCGACATGTGCGCCCGGGACTGCACCGAGAACGAGTTCCTGCTGATGATGCAGTTGGCAAAGACCTACCAGCTGGACCCGTTCGCAAAGCAGATCTGGTGCGTGAAGTACGGGCAGAACCCGGCGCAGATCTTCTGCGGCCGCGACGGCTACCTCGTGATTGCCCACCGATCAGGACAATTCGACGGCATGGAGTCCGGTACGAAAGAGGTCGGCGGCGATATCGTCGGGTGGTGCCGGGTCTATCGCAAGGACATGTCGCACCCCTTCGAAGTGGAAGTGCAGCTCAAGGAATATTCCACCGGGAAGAATCTGTGGCTGTCCAAGCCCCGCATCATGATTCAGAAAGTTGCTGAATCAAGTTGCCTGCGCCGGGCCTTCTCTATCTCAGGATTGTATGCACCGGAGGAGTTCGATACCGGGGACCGCGAAGTGATTGTCGCCGATGCGAAGGTTGTACCAGCTCCGAACGGCAACCGCTGCGAGAAGTGCGGGATAACCGTCGATACCGAGACGCTGGATCTCGTCAGGGAGCATACGGATCAGGTGCTCTGCCGGGGCTGCTTCCGCGACTGGTGGAACGAACAGCAGAAGGTGAAGGGGGCCTCGCCATGAAACCGATGGTCTTCCCGATCGTGGTCCGCTATGCTCCTGCCGAAGACGAGGACCGCGATTACCTCGCCCAGCAGAAGCAGCTCAATATCGCTGTCAGGGGTTTCGATATCGACGAGGCCATGAGGCGAGCCGTGCAGGAAGTTCAGAGCGTTCTCACGGTGCAGTTCGATTATCCAGGGGATGTCGAGATTACGCCGATCTGGATGGGTGCCCGAGCTGATGCGCTGGTGGCTCCCCGTCCGGTGAATAAGACGCTCGCGGACTTCGTGAAGGCGCCGGCGAAAGACGAGAAGGGGGCCTGAACCGCCATGTATGCGAAGGATCAAGGCCACTTCATCGCGTTCCGCAAAGAGCGCATCCATGCCGCCATTCGCGCGGAGATGCCGATGCATCGCCGGCAGATGGAGCAGGAAGAAGAAGGGATCGTGCTCGGCATTATCCGGAACCTCAAGGGGGTGCGGTAGGTGGAGCACCAGGTCTATCCCGCAATCATCCACCGCCACGTCGACGAAGACCCGATCAATCTCAGCCTCGAAATCGGGACGCCCGGCAAAGGCGGGGCGCTGACGATCAAGTGCAACGGCGATGACGTCGAGAAGGCCCTGAGGAGGATCGATACCGCGTTCAGTCTTCGGCAGTACGCGCAGGACCTCGCCGAGGGCCGCCGGGACATCGTGAAGATCGAGGTCCTCGCCGCCGGCGTCACGGTGAAGATCGAGAAGGCGAACGGCGAGAAAGCGCAGATCGGGACGCCGCGAGGTGATGGGCAATGAGGACGATAACACGGGACACCCTTGGAGATGCCCACGAGGCCATGCTGAAAGCGATCCTCGAGGAAGGGGAGCAGGTTTTCATCACGCATGGCGACAAGACCGAAGAGACCATCGAATACCCGGAACCGATCTGCGTCCACGTCGAGCGGCCGTATCGGCCTCCGATGATCTCGGACTGCCTGCCGTTCAAGGAAGGATTTCTGCAGGAGTATGTCAAGAAGGTGTGCGAGATCACGCCCTGGAGAGGGGATGGGACCGATGCTGTCTATACATATGGCAACCGGCTCCGGGACTACCCGATGCTGGACACCGCTATTGAGGAAGAACCAACAAACCGCCTCGATATTCATGGGGACGGGCGTGGTGATGGGATCGACCAACTGCCGATCGTGGTGGAAAAGTTGGTGCAGCACCCGTCGACCCGGCAGGCGATCATGCACACCTGGGTCCCCTGGCTGGACGACCATTCGGAAGAACCGCCCTGCCTGCAGACAGCCCAGTTCCTGATCCGTGGTGGAAAACTGAACGCCGTCTTTGCCTTCCGCTCCCATGATATGCACGAAGGGTGGGGGCCGAATACCTACGCGCTCACGCACCTGATGCAACGAGTCCAGTGGATGCTGCTGCGCCAGGAGTACGAGGTTGAGCTCGGCTGGCTCGAGACCGTCAGCACGTCGGCGCATATCTATACGCGGCACAATCCGGACAGTCTGGCCCTATTCCGCAGGAAGGTGAGGGTATGACCGCTCGTGCGAAAGAACTCGTCGTCGGCCTCTCGCTGGACATCGGTACCGGCGACACCCTCCGCTTCGATTACCGGGCAGAGCTCGAGACGCCGGAAGACGCCGTGCAGGTGGCCACCCTCGCGGCAGGGAGTCTCCTCGCCATCGCGAACCAGGCGAACGACCCGAAGGTGCAGCAGGTCCTCCGCGAGAAGGTCGCAGGGATCTTCGGCGTCACCCCGGAGCAGCTCGTGAAGGGTCCGAAGGTGCAGACCATGGCTGAGTTCCAGGCGGAGAAAGCTGCCAAGGAGCAGCAGGCGAAGGCAGCAACCACGCCGGTTTCGGCACCAGCTTCCTCCTCGCCGGAACCAGCTTCCTCCTCGCCGGAACCAGCTTCCTCCTCCCCGGCACCTGCCGCGGTACCGCAAGGTACTGCGAAGGTACCACAAGGTACCTTGAGTTCGAATCCCGCACCGGCAGCGAAACCGGCACCGGCAAAACCCCTCGTCGGGACCTGCGAGACCTGCAAGGCCGGCGTCACGGGCGACCAGATGAAGAAGTCCAAGCTGTTCGCGTCGAAGGTGCTCTGCGATGCGTGTCTGTCGCAGGCCTGCGGGACCGGGGGTGCGAAGGTATGACCCGCTATCTCCCCCTGACGTATGCCCCGAAGATCCCGAAGGTGCTCGCGGGCGAGTGCACGCAGACCATCCGGCCGGGTCACGGGAAGCTGGTGGGTGAGTTCATCGCCTTCCACGGATGGGAAGGGAAGCCCTACCGCTCGAAGTGGTCGTTCCGCACCCCATACTGGCGACTGACTGAGGTGATCGACATCGAGGTCTTCTGGGACGGCATCGCCTGCGACGATCACGGGCTCCAGCCCTGGTGTGAGCTCGACGATCTCGCCCGCCGCGACGGCATCGATCCGCCGACGGGGGCCGGGCTCAAGGCAGTCTTCAAGCAGATGTATGGGCGTCTGGGATGCTGCGGCTTCGACATGCAGATCCTCCGCTGGGATCCCACGACGGCAGGTGGATCGCCATGACCCACGACCTCGCCGTCGCGATCGTCCGGCAGCGGTGCGATCTCCGCATCTCGCTGGACTGCATCATCCCGGATGTTGCTATCTGGCGGGCCGGCCACCTCGAACAGCAGGCCCGCCGGGAGCTGCAAGAGGTGCTCGACCGCCTCGTCGCTGCTGGTGGCCCTCAGGAGCCACGCACGGCCACGCAGGATGCCGAGGTGCCACCCGCACCCGATCATGATGGTACAATGGCACCGGGGGCCTCTGGCGAGGCTCCAGCGGCAGACCCTATCGAGACCCCGACCGGCGAAGTTCCTGCACGTCCCTCGCCGGAGGCCTCGGTAGAATACCGGCACCACCCGTGCATCATCGATGCTCCACCGGTGGAGGACTCGACCCCTCCCGATCCTGCACCGGCGGCACTCCCCGCAAGTGCGCCGCAAGCAACCACCCCTCTCACTCATACGGACGGGTCCGGCATACCCTGCCCTGACGAGGCGATTGCACCGACGCCGCCGGACCCGGCCCGCGGGGCGCACCGGGACAGCGTGCCGCCGGAGGATCCTCCCGCGCCGATCGGGCCAGCGTCGATCTGGATACCGGACGAGGACGCAATCTTCGAGCGGTGCAGCTCAGCGAACCACGCGCTCGAACGCTACCGCAGCGCATTCCCCGCATCGACACGAACGGATGCATCCGTGCGGAGCCGGTACTACGCGCTCCAGAAGCGGGCGATCAAGGAGGCCCACCGAAAGCACGCGGCAGCGCTCCCACCGGCAGACGATCCGGTCGTCACCGCCGCACCCGGCACGCCGGGGATGATCGGCACAAAGGTGCAGGTCGTGGACCGCGAGAGTGGGATGTACAAGGCGAAAGGCGTGGTCACGAAGATCGATCCGGTCGATCCGACGCGGGTGCTGATCGAGATCGAGAAGGACGGCAAAGCGTGGTTCGGCGTGGACCAGCTCGCGGAGGCGTGATGCCCCCCTACATCCGCCGGGGGACCACCGTCACGATGCCGGATACCCGGACGACTGCCAAGACGCCGGCCGTCGTGGCGAGGGTCGAGCCGGAGATCCCGCGGGAGGTCCGCACGATCTTCGTCCAGTGCACCGAGTGCGGCCGGGATATCCGGATCCCCCTCAGCCGGCTCGGGCCGGCGCACACCGCCTTCGACTGCGAGTGGTGCACCGAGGGGATCGCCCTGGTCCGGATTGGGGATGGCTCCATCGAGGCCGTGAAGCGGTCGCAGGGGGCGACGATCCCATGATGCAGAAGGCCGGGCTGCTCATGGCCCGCCCATTCGGGCTCTGTCTGAGTGTCCATGGTCGCGGGAAGTTCTGGATCGCCCGTGACGACGCGGTCCGGCTCCGTGAGGAAGGAACGCCGGCCCCGGTCCGGGACGTGGCTGCGGGGAACGTCCGCATCGAGAATCCCCTAGGCCTCGTCGAAGTCCAGGTCCGGAAATCCTACCTCCGGATCGAGCTGCACGATACCGGCATCCCGATCCTGTATGTGAAGCGGGACAGTTTCGGGATCCTGCTGGATGGCCTGATGGCAAAAGCGGCCGTGCTCAGCGAAGACCGAGGCCTCGCCCGGGGGTTCGGGGAATGAACGCCCAGTACGTCTGCGCGGAGTGCGGCACGGCGTTCTGGAGCCGAACGGCAAACCGGCACGCGAAACGGAATTTCTGTTCGACCGGCTGCCGCGTGGCATATGCGCGGGCGCATCCGGACGTGTATCGGTCGAAGCCGCAGAAGGATCTCCTGGCGCTGATGGCCGACAACCTGCCGCCGCTCCGGCGAGAGTGCCGGATCAGCTGGTGCTACGAGAACACGGTGCGCGGCTGCGGCATCGGCGGATGCTCGCGGAAGGTGCCGGTATGACAGAATGCCCCTGATCGAGCGGGGCAGGGGAGAGCAGATGGGATTTTTTCGAGACGAACAAGGGAATGTCTGGGACCGGAATCCAGACGGCAAAGGGCTCGGGCCCGAGGGCACGATGCTCACGAACCGCGAGATCCACCAGCAGCGGGTAGCGGGCGGCGGCAAGGGGTTCATCGTGCAGTATGCCGACGGGGTTTCACCAGCCCCTGCGGAACGGTCCCCTGTGCCCCCCTTGGAAAAAGCGCCCGAACCAGATGAAGGCGACGCACAGGTTCAAATACCGGAAGGTTCCGCGAAGAGTTCCGCAGGCCCGGTCGAGGCGTTCACTGCTCCGGACGCGGTGGCCACTCGCCCGGAGGCGGTCCGGCAGGACCTCGTCGAGATGCATGAGGCGCTGACGCCCGAGCTCGGGACTGTTCAGGAAGACCCGGCGCCCTGGTCGCTGGTTCCGAAGGAGGAGATCGATGCGTTCGCATCCGTCGACGCACTGGTTGCCAGGGTGACTGCGTTGCATCAGTTCAGCTACCCGCTCGCGATTCCGCAGAATTTCGATGAAATGACACTCCCTGACCTGAAGGCATGGTTCTATCGGGCAGTGCAGGCGCCGGAGGTGAAAGCGGTCGCCGACAAGCTGAACGCCATCTCGCTTGCCGAGAACCTGCCGAAGATCATCATCACCGAGAAACGGATGCGCGAGGCGACGGCCGAAGCCCTCGAGGCGCTCTATGCCGCGAACACCCCGCCTGAGATCTTCGGGAGGGGGGGGGAGATCGTCCGGGTCGACCGCGACGAAGACGGGCTGCCCATCGTCAGGATCCTCACCGAAGCCGGCGTCAAAGGGGTGCTCGACCGCGTCGCGAACTGGTATATGATCCGGACGTCGAAGAACGGTGCGCCCTATGAAGCCGTGGCCTATCCGGTGAAAGACGTCGTGCGGGACGTGATGGCGCTCGGCCGCTGGGACCTCCCCCAGCTTGCGGGTATCATCGAGTCGCCGCTGCTGCGGCCTGACGGCACGCTCTCGCCGCCCGGCTACGACCCGGAAACCCGGTTCTACTACGCTCCGGCACCGACGTTTTCGATGCCGACGATCCCGATCTCGCCGACGGAGGAGGAGGTCGAGGCTGCGGTCGCGCTGCTGCAAGAGGTGATCGAGGATTTTCCCTTCGCCGACGAGGCGAGCCGGGCGAACACGATCGCCGCGATCGTGACGGCCATCGTGAGGCCCCTGATCCCCGGACCCGTGCCGATGGTCCTCTTCAACAAACCGCAGGCCGGGACGGGGGCGTCGCTGCTCGCGGAGATCGTGGCGCTGATCGCCACGGGCCGACCTTCGGCGATGATGGCGGCTCCCGAAGACGATGCCGCCTGGAAGAAGTCGATCATGAGCGTGCTCCTGAAAGGCCGGCTCGTGATCTGCGTCGACAACATCGAGGGCAAACTGTATGCTCCGTCGCTCGCAGCCCTCCTGACCGCCGACGTGTATGAGGATCGCGTGCTCGGCGTGATGCGGATGCAGACGATGCGGCACCGCGCCGTCTGGATCGGTACGGGCAACAACATCCAGCTCGGGGGGGACCTGCCCCGCCGCTGCTACATGGTGCGGATGGACGCGAAGACCGCCCGCCCCTGGCAGCGCGAGAACTTCAAGCATCCCGATCTCCGGGCATGGGTGCTGGAGAACCGGGGCCGGCTCGTCGCCGCTGTGGTGATCATGGTGAAGAACTGGATCGCCGGCGGCCGCCTTGTCCCCTCCAACGTGCCGAAGATGGGGGGGTTCGAAGGGTGGGTGAACATGGTGAGCGGCATCCTGGCGTACTCCTGCATCCCAGGATTCCTCGTGAACCTCGAAGAGATGTACGAGGAATCCGATGCCGACACTGCAACCTGGGAATCGTTCCTCGAACTCTGGCACGCGAAGTGGGGCGAGGACGCGATCACGGTCGCCGAAGTCGTCACGTTCCTCATGTTATCGGATAAAGAGGGGGCGGCGCAGTCGTCGTTCGGCGATGCCGTGCACGTCGCCCCCTCTGACCTTTTTGCGACATTGCCCGATGAGATGGGAAATGTCAGCATAACGTCGACCTCCTTCTCAAGGAAGCTCGGGAAGGCGTTAGCGAAAAAAGAAAATGTCCGGTATCGGAACGGCTGCCGCATCGAGCGAGGGAAAGTGAGTCACAAAGTAGCCACATGGAAGGTGAGCAAGCATGATTGAGTTACCACAAGTAAAGGCGATGTTACGTCGGTATTTCCGGGGGGTTTGGGGGGTTTGGGGTATCTCTTTCCCCCGGGCAGGTACAAAAAATACTAGTACATATGGGTATATGGCGTATATGGCCACGGGTGGAAATAACCCCCCAAATACCCCAAACCCCCCCGAGCTCTTTCAAGGGGTGATCACCCTATGGTGAAGACGCCCGTCCGTGCTCGGGCAGTTGTTTTCGAACATTACCTTTTCGACGCTAGTATCTCGTGTACCTCATGTCCGCCAGGAGGGATCGGATCATGACCCATCGCGAGATCATAGTCGGCGACGAGTTTCCGTACCACAGGACCGACGTGCCCTTCGATCGCTCCATGGCGGCGATCATGGGGATGCTCCTCGCGGCGCGGGGCGTGGTGAAGGTCGCTCCCCTCTACGAGAATGTCGGAGAGGTGCAAAGGATCACCCTCATGGTCGAGACGGAGCAAGGAGCGCAGTTCCTGATCCACTTCCCGACGACCTACCGGCGCCAGCGGAAAGGTACGCCTCCGAAACTCGATATGCGTATCGCGGGCCGGATGATGTTCTTCCACATCAAGGACATGCTGCTCATGGCCGAGGTCGCGTACCTGTCGTTCACCCAGGTCTTTTCCCCGTACCTCGCGCTACCCGACGTCGACGGCCGGCCGAAGCCTCTGATGGACTTCCTGCCGGACGTCGAGGAGAAGGTCCAGGCCTCGCGCCCCCTGATCCCCTACCTCAACTTCGAGATGCAGCAGCTCGAGGACAAGCGGAGGCCCGGACCGTGACGCCCTGCGAGTATGTCGTCGGCATCATGGCACTCTCGATCGTCGGCGGGATGCTGCTCGGGAACCTCATCATCCTCCGGATGCTCCGGCGGCGCGGGGTGATCTGATGTCTGTCCGCTGGCAGCCCCGCGACCTCCTCGCGCTGGAGGAGCAGCGGGCCGCCCCCGCACCCGCCCGGATGCAGCCCCGGAACGCCCTGCGGCCCCGGTGCGCCCTCGCGTCCTGCGGGCAGTACCTGCGGAGCGGCGACTCGTTCGTCAGCCATGCCACGGGCCGCGAGGGCGGGCAGGGGCGGCGGTACCATCCGGGCTGCTTCGGGGAGGCGCTGCTGCATGTCTGACCTCCTCGACAAAGCCGCCCTCCTGCTGCATCTCGACCGCCTGCACGACGAAGCCAGCCAGGACCTCGACATCCGATCGCTGGAGATCCTGACGGGCCTCGCGCTGCTGGTCCGGGAGGGCGCGTTCGACATCTGCCCCCGGTGTCACGGGGCCGGCTGGGTCGAGGGCCTCGGGGGGACCGGGACGTGCCCGGTGTGCAGGGGGAAGCGATGACCCCCGCCCGCTGCGCCCACTGCATCTCCGTACCGGTCCCGGACCGCCGGATGGCGATCCTCCGCCGCCGCAGGGCATCGCTGGCGACGAAGATCGCAGAGCTGCAAGAACGACTTGCGATCATCGACGAGGAGATCGCGACGGTGGAGGCCGAAGGATGATCACCCGGCTAGTGCAGAGTGCGGGAGCCCCGTATGGTGGCGATAAACAGGCATCTTCGATAAAAAGGTTGCTGCAAACCTGCGGGATATCGGTGGCCGCCGCAGCAGGAGTGATTGCGTGACCACTTCGCTCTACTGCCGGAAATTCCGGGTGCGGTGCGATAATCGCGAGTATTTCGAGTGCCCGGAGTGCGTCGAGCATCAGGAGGGTCGTTGCCCGGGCTGCACGATGAACGTCTGTGCCGAGAAGTACGAGGGATCGTGGGAAGGGCTGCTCCGCGAGCTCCGGAAGGGCGAGAAGACACACCAGATGGGCCTTGAGGATCGTTTCGACCTGCACGCGAAGGTGCGATGATGATGCAGAAGAACGCCGCCCAGTGCACGTACTGCGAGAAGGTCTGCGCGCACCTCATCGGGTCGTCATCGTGCCGCACCGTCTGCCCCCTCGACAGCCCCCACATCACCCGCGAAGACCGGCAGAGCGGGTCGCCGCAGCGCCTTCTCCTGTCTGTCTTCGATCAGGTGCATCTCCTTGATCTCGCCGACATCGCGAAGCTGCTGCAGCAGGGTCTGCTGGTCCACTGCTACCAGGAAGGCCCCTCCGAGATGCGGAAAGGGCAGATCATCCCTTCGAGGGAGCGGACCCTCACCGGCTCACTGCACATGGACAGGGACGGCGATCTCGTCAGGATCTCGCTCTTCACGCGGCCCGAGCTGCTGCTGGTGACGCTGCCGGCATGGCTCGAACAGGTGGCGAACGAGATCATTCCTGTAGCACCATGCCGCGAGCTGCCGCCGGAGGGCGCGTGACCCGGCCCCCTCGCCCGGCCATCCCGCGGCGGACCATCGCGAAGATTACCTCCGAGGTCGTGGACCTCCACCACCGCATCACCACCCTCTACGAGTACGGCTACGAGATAGGGCAGATCAGCCAGGGCATCGGGGTCTCGCGGACGACCGTCCGCCGCCACCTGAAGATCGCGAGACTCGACTGCATCCAGCAGATGGTCCAGGAAGGGCGAACGATCCTCGACATCCAGGAGACCGTGGGGATTCCCGCGCCACAACTCCTCGATATCATCCAGAGAATCAGAAACGGCGAGCGCAGCGACGCCCCGCAGGCCCAATAACCCCCCTTATCCCCCCATTCTGCCGATTTCTTCTCCGTAGCATGCCACGCTCGCCCCGCTCTACACCGATTCTAGCTGGTGGCTACTGCTACGTACCTTCGGGCGCGGGCAGGCATGCTGCGGAGCATGCTCAATGTCTGTAGACATCACACCAGCAGCCTCGATCCTCGACAGTCTCTTCGGGGACGCGGGGCTCATTACGCTCATCGCCGCGATCCTCGTCGCATGGCTGAAGAACCACGATAAGAACAACGAGATCAAGGACGCGAAGGAAGAAACTGCCGAAGCGAAGGCCGAAACGACGGCTATCGCGGACGCCTTCGACCCGACGAAGACGACCCAGATCACGACGAAGGTCGCCGACGCCCTCACGGTCCAGTCCTGGACGATGAACGAGGATACCCTGACCAAACTCGAGCACCGCGCCTACCCCTACGGGAAGGAGGTCCGCGAGCAGGTCCAGGCGGCAGAACTCGCGCGGAAGACCCTCTACACTATTGATACGCCGGTTATGGGGGCGGAGATCAACTGTGGCGGGATCCTCAATTGGTGGCACAAGATGCTGCAGAGCCACTTCGATTCCATGACGACAGCCCTCACGGCCGCCCAGAAGGACGCGCTCTGGCGGCAGATCCAGGAGGCCGAGAAGCAGGACCTCGACGAGTATGATATCACCTGGCCCGATGGATCGTGGTCACGTATCATCAACGGCAAATTCATCGCCGGTGGCGGGAAGACCGCTCCCGCGGGTGCAAGCGTCGGCCCGAAGGGCGAACAGGTCATCCCCACGACCGGGGACGCCCCGAAGGTGAGCTGAGATGGCGGCAGACCTCTACGCCCTGATTCTCCAGCTCGTGATCGCGATGATCATGGGCGCGGTCTTCTCCGGGCTCGGCTACCTCCGCCAGACGGGCGAGAACTGGCAGAAGGAGAAGATGTTCGTCACGGTCATCATCGGGTTCGTCATCGGGGCGCTCCTCTGGTGGACGAACGTGCCGGTCACCGAAGCGACCCTCGCCACCTACCTCCTCGCGAACGGTGGGCTCATCGTCGCCATCGAGTACGGGGCAAAAGCAGTCTACCGGCGCTTCGGCATCGAGGCATGGCTGCAGTCAGTCCTCGGCTCCTGACGGGAGGAGCCCATGCACCTCCCCCTTACGCTCGATAAGGTCCGCTGGGCGCTCTTCGACCGCTTTCCCGACGAGGGCCGGCCTGCTGCCGATTATGACGAGGCTGCGAGAACGATCTGCCAGATCATTCTCGGGGATCTCGAAAAGGCCGGCGCCCTGAACGTCGAGCAGGTGGTCCTCGCATGAAACGCATCCCGTTCCTGTTGCTGCTCCTTGCGCTGCTCGTGGTTCCCGTGCTCGCCTGCTGGCATCCCCCCCCTCCGCCCCCTCCTCCCTCGACCTCGGGCCCGAGCTCGGGTATGACAGGGACCTGGACCTGCGGGGACTGGGCACGAGCTGGATGGCAGGACCACGGCGATATCGCCACCATCGATCCCGACCTGATTCACGGAGATCTCTGGCTCGTCGTCGAGTACCCGAATGGGGGCAGATTGCAGAGCATCCAGACGTCCTACGCATCCGATCCCTCGGGCCTCGCGAACCTCTCGGAGGGCATGACAGGCCTCTGGTATCAGGAACCGCGGGGATTCGTCCGGCAGAACGCGCTTGCAGGAAGATACCTGATCACGAACCCGATGGGTCTCGTCTACATTCTGGTCGAGAAGCGGCAGCCGAGCCCGACACCCCTCACCATCTCGCTCGAGAGAGTGGACGGCCTGCCCCTCTGGGTCGTGGAGACGAGCGAGCAGGAGAACGCCTACACGGTGCACCTGCGGCCATGACGTCGAGCAAGGGCGGCCAGCCGACCAAGTACGATCCGCTCTACCCTAACATCCTGATCGCCGAGGGGCTGGACGGCGATGCGCCCTGGACCGACGTCCAGATCGCTGCACGGTTCGGGGTCTGCATCGACACGGTCCGGATCTGGAAGAAACGCTATCCGGCGTTCAAGGCGGCATGCTCGCTCTGCAAACAGCGGGCAAACGCCGTCCTCGAGAGCACGGCGTTTCAGGTCGCTCAGGATCGGCCCGTTGTGGACATCGATACGATCGAGACGAAGGACGCCGAGGGTACGGTTCTCGGCACCCGGACCGTCACGCGGCAGCGGACCGTCTCAGCAGACACCCAGATCCTCAAGCTCCTGCTGATGAACCGCCTGCCGGAGAAGTACCGGGACGTGCAGAAGGTCGAACACTCTGGCACGCTGACGTGGGTGGATATTGCCCGAAACGGAGCAGCTGACCCATCGGGATCGTCTCCTTCGCGCCCAGCGTGACCCGACCTGGTGGATCGACCAGGCCTTCGGGCACGACCTCTGGGCGCGACAGCGGCAGATCATCGAATCGGTCCGCGACCACCGGATCACGGCCGTCAAGAGCTGTCACGCTGCCGGGAAGAGTTTCATCGCCGCCGACGTCGCGCTCTGGTACCTCTACACCCACGTCCCCTCGATCGTCATCACCACGGCACCCACGAACCGCCAGGTCGAAGGCATCCTCTGGAAAGAGATCCACACCTCGTTCAACCGCGCTATCCGGCCGCTCGGCGGCACGATTCTCTCCCAGGAACTCAAGATCGACAGCAACTGGTTTGCGTGGGGATTCACCGCCCCCGAATACGACCCGGACCGCTTCCAGGGGTTCCACGAGATCCATATCCTCGTCATCGTCGACGAGGCGAGCGGGATCTCCGAAGAGATCTTCTCGGCGATCGACGGCATCATGACCGGCGACGAGGCTCGCCTGCTGCTCATCGGCAACCCGACGAATCCCAGCGGCCGGTTTGCGAAACTGTTCAAGACGCCGGGCGTATCGAAGATCTCCATTCCTGCCTTCGCCACCCCGAACTTCACGGTCTTCGGCATCACGGAGGAGGATATCGTCCGCGACACCTGGGAAGCGAAGATCATGGGCGATCTCCCCACCCCTTATCTTGTCACGCCCCGCTGGGTCCGCGAACGCTATCTCGACTGGACCCCGGACTCGCCCCTCTACCAGGCGAAAGTTCTGGCAAACTTCCCTGAATCTGCCGAGGACACCCTCATCCCGCTCTCGTGGATCGAGGCGGCAATCAACCGCGAGCTCGTGCCGGGGACGCCCGTCGAACTCGGCGTCGATATCGCCCGCTACGGCAGCGACAAAACCGTTCTCGTACTGCGAAAAGGGAACGTCGCACGGATCGTCGAAGTGCGGGCAAAACAGGGCACGATGGAGACGGCAGGGCTCGTCAAGGTCGTACGCGAACGGGGGGGGGCATCCTACGCGAAAGTGGATGCGGACGGTCTCGGTGCCGGTGTGTACGATCGGCTCGAAGAGGTCGAGCTCGAGGAGCAGCAGGCAACGGGCCGCGACCGCGAGAACCCCTACCGCGAGATGCATACGGGCCTTGCGGCGGCGGATCCCGAACGCTTCGGCAACACCCGCGCCGAATGGTACTGGGGCCTGCGCCAGCGGTTCGAGGAGGGGGACATCGACATCGAGGACGACGAGGAGCTCACCGCCCAGCTCGCGACCCTGAAGTACAAACTGAACAGCCGGGGCCAGATTTTCATCGAAAAGAAGGAGGACATGAAGAAACGCGGTCTTCCGTCACCCGATAAGGCCGACGCCCTCATGCTCGCGTTCGCTCCGGTTCCTGTCACTCCGGAGGACGAAGTGGTCTGGCTGAACGAAGAGGAGACCCTGATCTCCGTCATCTGACGGAGGAGATTCTGACAATGCCACGAAAAAAGAACTCACTTCCCGAAGATATGCAGGCAGCTCTTGCAGAGAACGAGCTGCTCGTCGAACGCATCGTCGAACTCGAACTCGCGCTCGAAGATATCGGCTGGCAGAGCCTCACCGAAACCGACCGCGAGTTCTCGCGGGATGCCCTTCGCCGGATCGTCATCCTCGCCCGCCTCTACTGGCTGAAAAACCCGCTCATCAAACGGGCCGTCGAGACGCAGACCTGCTACGTGTTCGCGCTCGGCGTCACGACGAAAGCGAAACACCCGGCCATCGACGCCGTGATCCAGGCATTCATCGACGACGAGAAGAACAAGGCAGAACTCTTCGACCACCAGGCGCTGATGCTCAAAGAGACCGAACTCCAGCTCTTCGCGAACCTCTTTTTCGTCTTCTTCATTAACTCCTCGACGGGCCGCGTGCGGATCCGCACCGTGCCGTTCCACGAAGTCCAGCGCGTCGTCTACAACCCCGAGGACAGCAACGACCCCTGGTACTACCTCCGGGAATGGCAGGAGTTCCCGCTCGATACCGCCGGCCCGGTCCCACCCGTCCGGCGGGCGGCCTACTACCCTGACTGGCGCTACCGGCCCCGCGACGGCCACCCGGCAACCCTCTACGGCATCGAGGTCCGCGCCGACACCCCGATCTACCATGTGAAAGTGAACGCGCTTTCCGATATGCAGTTCGGGGTCTCGGAAGTCTACGCGGGCCTCGACTGGGCGCGTGCGTACAAAGAGTATCTGGAGAACTGGGCATCCGTCGCAAAGGCCCTCGCGCGGATTGCGACCGTTATTACCACTAAAGGCGGGAAGAAAGGCGTCACGGCAGCAAAGACCCGGCTTGCATCCACGCTCTCGAATACCGGGACCGGCGAGACGAACCCTGCACCCGTCCAGGCCTCGACGTTCATCCAGGCCGAAGGCACGAACCTGCAACCCTTCCGCACCGCGGGGGCGCAGGCAGGGATGGACGACGGCCGGCGCCTGATGCTCATGGTCTGCTCGTCGACGGGCATCATGGAACCCGAACTCACGGGCGATCCCTCGACGGGCAACCTTGCCACGGCGAAGACCATGGAACGGCCCATGGAGCTGAGGTTCCGCGCCCGCCAGGAACTCTGGAAGGGCGTGATGCACGGCATCCTCCAGTACGTCGTCAATTGCTCGGTGCGGGCGGAAAACGGCCCCATCGGCGGGACCGTCGCTGTCGATGAGTGGACCGGCGACGAGACGATCACGCTCGAACTCGATACCGAGAATCCCGACGAGACGAAACGCGGCAAACCCCTCGACCGCACGATCGACGTCACGTTCCCGCCGATGCTCGAGCACGACGCGAACGTCCAGGTCGCGGCCATCAAGGAGGCGGCCACCCTCGGAGGACTCTCGCAGGCGCGGACCATGCCGAAGATGCTGCTGTCGCGTCTCCTCCTCCAGGCCTTAGGGGTGGAGAATATCGACGCGGTCCTCGACGAGCTCTTCCCGGACGGCGAACCCGAGCCGGAGGACGAACCGCCGGTATCGGGCAGCGACGATGACAGGGAGATCCCGAAGCTCGAACGGGCAATGGTCGAAGCGGCTCGCGAGCTCCGGGACGCCATCAGAGCGGCGAAGAAGGCAGGGGTGTGGGAATGACGGTCTCCGAAGCCCTCGACCGGTATCTCGAAGCAGCTGGCAGAGTCATCCACCGCCAGGACACCCGGCCCCTCGAACACCAGCTCGAGGCGAAGGTCAGGACGATCTTCAAGCGGCAGCGGGAGATCGTGCTCGCGGAATTCTCCAAACAGCGCACCCACTTCCAGGAAGACGCTGCTCCGCAGTCCATCATCGCCCCGGCTCTGGATGCCGCCTACATCGGTACCTACGAGGACTTTTTCCGGGCACTCGAAAGCGTGGCCGAATCTGCGCTCGTCCGGGCATCGGCAACGCTGATCGCGACGGCCGGTGTTCCGCTCAAATTCGACCTCAAGGACCCCCGCGCCCGCGAATGGCTCGCGAGCCACGCGGCAGAGCGCATCAAGGGCATCGACACCACCACGCGGAAGGATATCGCCCGGATCGTGCAGGACGGCGTGAACGAACGAGTCCCCTACGATACCATTGCCCGCCGCATCTCGGCAGCGTATACCGAGTTCGCCATCGGCAAACCGCAGGAACATATCGCGAGCCGGGCGCACCTCGTCGCGGTGACGGAGGTAGCGGAAGCCTATGAGGAAGGCAGTATCCGGCAGGCGAAGGAGATGCAGCGGCAGGGCCTCGCGATGGAGAAGCACTGGCGCGACAGCGGAGACGACCGGGTCTCTAATGGCTGTCGCGAGAACTCGGCGGCAGGCTGGATCCCTCTTGACCAGCCATTCCCGAGCGGGCATCAACACGCCCCGCGCTTTCCGGGATGCCGCTGTTACGTCGATTACCGGCGGATCGGATCGACCGCCGGAGGTGATTGAACACTATGGCATGGGACCGAACGTACCAGAATACCCCGGGCCGCACCTACGACCCGGACGACCCCTACAACCTGTACGGGGAAGACATCAACGAGATCATCACGCTGCTGAAGACCCACGCGAGCCGGCACGGCACCGGCGGCGAGGACCCGATCACCCCCGAGCGCACGCTCATGGCCGCCGAGGGCTACCCGCTCGACGGCTCCGCGATGGAGGCGGCCGGCCCGACCGCGCTCGCGAACGGCGTCTACACCTACGGCTGGCTCTTCGACGCCGATGTCGTCGAGACCCTCGTCTTCGCCCTCGGCCGGATCCCGCGCCGGTGGTGTGCCGCGGACCCGACGTTCAACGTCGAATGGACCGCCGCGAGCGGATCGGGGGCGGTCGTCTGGCAGGGCGAACTCCTCGCGGTCGGCGATAACATCGCCTATACGGGCAGCTTCGGGACAGCCGTCGCGATCGCGGCGGATACCCTCCAGACCGCCGGGCGCTGCCACCTCACGCAGGAGTCGGCCGCGCTGACCAGCTTCCCGAACGCCGCCGCCGGCCTGCCCGCGTTCTTCAAACTCTCACGGCTGGCGACCTCGGGCAGCGATACCCTCGCAGTGGACGCCGAGTTTCGGAGCGCCCACCTCAGTTTCGGGACGGTCGTATGAGGCAGCTCTTCCTCGCCCTCCTGATCGGGCTGCTGCTGCTCCCTGCGGCGGGGGCGGCCCTGCACGACCCCTTCGACGACGATACCGAGAGCGCCTACGCCCTCTCGCCCGCGTACTGGGTGGTCAACACCTCCGGCTCCCACATGAACGCATCCCGCACCGTGACCACCGGCACGCCCGCGATGTACCCGAACCTCTCGGGCGACCCCAGCGGGATCTTCGATGCCGTGTATGGCCCGGACGCGAACTACACGATGGTCTTTACGTTTAAAGGGGTCGCCAGCGGGCAGGCGCGGATCGGCTTCATCTTCGACTCCGTGCAGGCCGACGACGCCGGCAGCATCGCGAACGGGACGAAGTACGGGGTCATCGCGAGCAACCGCACCACGGGGGACAACATCTACCTCTACGACACCACGGCCGGCGTCCCGGCGACCCTGAACAACACCCCTGTGCAGATCGACCGGGACACCCCCCACGTCCTGACGGTGCTCACGAACGCGACCTCCGCTGAGAAGATCGCCGTCTACCTGGACGACGTCAAGATCATCTCCTCGACCTCATCCACGCGATCGAGCGGCTATGCCGGCATGTACCAGAGTGGCGGGACGACCTGGATCGACGACCTCTGGCTGGGCGATGCGACCGAAGAGCCCCCGGCCGCCCCGCTGCCGATCGTCGCCTTCTCGGCCTCCAACACGACCGGTATCAGCCCGCTCGTCGTCCGGTTCACCAACGAATCGATCGTCGTCGACCCGGAGGCGAACGTCTCGTACAGCTGGACCTTCGGCGACGGCAACACGAGCACCGAGGCGAGCCCGCTGCATATTTACGAGGTCGCCGGATCGCACGACGTCACGCTCACGGTCACGAACCTCTCCGGCGTCAATGCCTCGACGCAGACCGACATGATCACTGTCGGGTCGGGCCTGCCGACCGCGTCGTTCGTCGGGTCGCCGGTCGCCGGTGCGCCGCCTCTCTACGTGCAGTTCAACGATACCTCGGTGGTCGAGGATCCGCTCACCTGGGACTGGGACTTCGGGGACGAGACGACCAGCGAAGAGCAGAACCCCGCCCATTCCTTCGACGATCCCGGCGTCTATACCGTGGAACTGACGGTCACGAACGCGAGCGGCTCGGCGACGATGGTCCGGACCAACTACATCACAGTGACCTGGGCGAACGTCAAGACCGTGGTCGCCACGAACGCACCGGCCTACTGGAAGGCCCTGCCGGACATCCTGCAGTGCGACGGCACGGCCGACCAGGTGCAGATCCAGGCGGCTATCGACGCGGTCGCGGCAGCAGGCGGCGGCGTGGTCCAGCTCAGCCCGGGTGATTTCTACTATACTGCACCGTTCAGTACCAGCGTCTATGTCACCGTAAAAAGCGGCGTCACGCTCCGGGGGCAGGGTATGGGTCCGGCCGTCAATGGGGGAACTGTTATCCGGTCGGATTTCTACGAGACGCCTGAAGGAGATGTCAATCCCCGGCGCTACTCGAACATCGTTACACGGGCGAACACCATTGTCCGGGACCTCAATATCACCGGCACGGGGGGACTCTCTACCTATGCCGGTGCAGCCTGCTATAATGTCGAACTAGAGAATATCATGGTCTATAACATCTCGCGGGCCATTGCCTGTGCCGTCTGGATGCACTCCGAGCAGGAGCTGCATGACATCACGCTCCGCAACGTCTGGGTCGTCGATAGCGGGTGCGCCGGGTTCGCGCATGGCTGGACCGACGAGCAAACTTCCTTCTCCGTCCATGACATCTCCTACTATGACTGCCACGCGATTAACTGCGGGAAATTCGGCCCGTATCGGAACAGCAAACGGCTCGGCAACACCTATTCGACCTCGATCCCGTCGTGGACGCCCGGATTCGATATCAAGGAAGGCAGCGCCCAGTACAATATCCTGTATGACGGGTGCGTTTGCCAGGACAGTTACGGAGCAAACTGGTACTGGGAGAAATCCACCAGCGGCAGCAACATCGTCTTCCGCAACTGTACCAGCAGCGGGGCCGGGCAGGCATACCTCCGCTACGGCGGGCAGCTCATGGAGGTCGGCAACCCCTCGGCCTACGGCGGCGGCTACCTGACGCCCTATAACTCGATCTTCGAGAACTGCACTTCAGAAAACAACTATATCGGGTTCTACCTGAACGGTCCCGCTCAGCTCTACAACTGTTCGGATACCGGGTCGCGGATCGGCGTGCTCGTTACCTCGAATGCCGGTACTTCGGTCATCGATAACTGCTCGTTTACCAATACCGGCGGGCATCTCTCGGATGCATCGGACGGCAATGCCGACGGGCTGGTTACAGCCTCGTATCGCAACCTGTTTGGGTATACGGGGTGCCCGATCTATTATTTCACCTCTGCGACAGTCTCGATCAATTACTGCACGTTCGCCAGTACGACGGTCAGGACGCAGCCCGCGATCTTCGTGCAGTCGGTCTCGACGCACCAGTACGTCTCCTATTCGACGATGCAGAACTATGCGTATGGCGGCTACTCGGTCCTGACGGGGCTTGCCCACGCCCGGTACTGCTCGGTCTATCCCACGTACATTCAAAAATGGCTCAACTTCGACCCGCAGCCGGCGGACAACGATATCGTGCCGAACTTCGCGGCAAACGTCACCAGCGGCACGGCCCCGCTTGCCGTCAAGTTCACCGATTCCTCCTCCGGGACGGGGCTCTTTGCGTGGAACCTCTCGACGGGGGACGGGACCTGGTATAACACGACCTCGATCAGTCAGAAATCCCCCACGCACACCTACACCGCAGCAGGAACCTACGATGTCACGGAGTACGTCTATGGCTCAGGGGGATACAGTTTCGTCAAGAAGTTCGAGTATATCACGGTCGGCGCGGGCACGCTCCCCCCGACGGCTTCCTTCTCGGCGAACGCGACCGACGGCGACGAACCCCTCACCGTCCAGTTCTACGATACCTCCACCGGATCCCCGACCTCGTGGCTCTGGCAGTTCGGCGATGGGAACACGAGCAGCGCCCGCCACCCCGTCCATACCTACGTGCAGGCCGGCATCTACACCGTAAACCTGCGGGCGACGACTGCCGGCGGATCGTCCTGGAGCAACGTCACGCAGTATATCACGGTCACGCAGGCAGCCTCGACGGCTCCGCCGATCATCAGCGGCAACGCGACCCCGGATAGCGGGGAAGCGCCTCTCTCGGTGCAGTTCGTCGGGACGGGCGAGAATGTCGAGGACTGGCTCTGGGATTTCGATGACGGCACGACCTCCGACGACCAGAACGTGACCCACGTCTACTATGCTGCCGGCACCTACGATGTCGTCCTGTCGGTCACGAACGCGAGCGGGGCGAACGAGACGACCATCCCCGTCACCGTGACCGGCCCGCCCATCCCTGCGCTCCCGCACGCGAACTTTACCGCGAACGTCACGGACGGCCCAATCCCGCTCGCGGTGGCCTTCGCCTTCACCGGCGACTGTCTCGACCCGATCTACATGAACTATAATTTCGGCGATGGCTCGGCCGTCGCCTGGGGCCAGGATGTCACGCACACGTATACCGAGGCCGGCACCTATACCGTGACGCTCACGATCGGGAACGCGAGCGGCGGATCGGTCATGCGAAAAACCGGCTATATCGCCGCCTCCGATCCGGCAGACTGGCTGGATGCCGATTTCGTGGCAAATAAGACCTTCTGCCGCCTCCCCAACTGCATCGTCGGGTTCATGGACTCCTCGACGGGCCCGGTCACGAACTACAGTTGGACGTTCGGCGACGGGGGGACGAGCGACGAGATGAACCCCGTCCACACCTACCGCTTCGCCGGCTGGTATACCGTCAACCTCACGGTCTCGATCTACGGCGACCCGTCTGATTATGAACGCAAGACCCGGTACGTGCTCGTGCAGGTACCCGGCGGAGGCTGGTGGTATTGAGGACCCTGACCGAGAGTGCCTCCTGCCCGCCATACAGTCAGGGAGAGCGGTATATCATCTCCCGGCGGCGTGCTGAAGGTCATTCATATGCGGACATCGCGGCCGAACTCAACAGAGACTTTGTAAACTACAACAAGGGCTGCCGCACGGGAGAGGGCATCAAGACCTGGTACCGGTCCCGAACAATGCTCCGACAGCTCAGCCTGAAGGTTGGAGGCATTGATGCAGCACGGGACGCCGGGCTCGACGTCTCGAACGAGGTCCTCGCAACCTGGCTTGACGAGCGGATCGAGAAAGAGGTCCAGCAGGCCGTGCATCAAGCCGCCGGCACGGCGAAAGCTCGGGCGACCCCCTGAAATCGCTCCCCCTCCTTTTTAACCCGTAGCACGTCTAATACTCTAATGCCCGACGACAACGACGGTCAGAATCTCGTTTTGTACTCGGAGGCAGTCCCCCTTACCGAGGCCACAGCGCGGGCAGATGGTACGATCCCTATTCTTTGCATTTCGCCCGGCTGGGGTAGTTCTGGTTTTTACAGCGCTGAAATGCTGAAAGAAGCCTGCTCGAACTACAAAAAAGGCTTGCACATGCATTGGAATCACCAGACCCGAGAAGAGGCGAGACTTCGGCCCGAGCGCGATTTGAATACGCTCGCGGGCACGCTTGCCGAAGATGGGCGTTACGAAGAGAACGGGCCGCAGGGTCCGGGGATCTACTCTCGTGCCCAACCATTCAGCCGCTACGCATCGGCGATCCGCGAGATGGCCCAGCACATCGGGCTCTCGCACGTCGCCGAAGGGACGACGAAAAAAGGCGTGGCAGAAGGTCGGACCGGCCCGATCATCGAGAAGATCACGGCCGTCCGGTCGGTCGATTTTGTAACGCTTCCTGGCAGAGGCGGAGCCATTCTCGAAGCCTTCCGGGAAGCGGGGAATACCAGTGAGACACCAGGAGACAGAACCGTGGTATCCATTGACGAAGTCCGCAAAGACGCGGCGATCATGGAGACGCTCCGTAAGGAGATCCTCTCCGAGGCCTCGGTGAGAGAGGCCCAGGCACAGAAGGAGAAAGAGTACCGGGAGGCGACGGCGGCGCTCGAAAAGCAGCTCAAAGAGAGCAACGATGCAAATGCCGAACTGAAGAAACAACTCGACCGCCTCAACGAGGCCCAGCTGCTCCTCGAGGCGAAGTCCTTCGTCGCGGCCCAGCTCAAGGACGCGAAGGTACCGGAGATCACGAAGGCCCGGCTCCTCGAGCAGCTCGCGAAGACCCCTGCCCTCAAGGAAGGCAAACTCGACGAAGCCGCGTACAAGGCAGCCATCGCCGGGGCCGTGAAGGCAGAGGCAGACTACCTCGCGAAGGTCACGGAGAGCGGCACGATCAAAGGCATGGGCAGCGGCGGCGGCACGCCGGCGGGAACGTCCCTGAAAGACGTCATGGAGAAACAGTTTCTCGAAGCCGGCCACTCCGCCGAGAAAGCGAAGCGGATGGCGGAGATCGCCGTCACCGGGAGGAGATAGACCATGTGTGAATATCCAGTCACAAAACGCAGCGCAGGAGACGAGATCTCCTCGACCTACGAGGGCCGGCATCTGACGTTCCTCGAGTCCGAACTCACCCACCCCTACCATGCAGACGGGCTCGTCGATAAGGGCGACCCGGTGCTCGTCGGGGACAACATCGTCGGCATCGCGATGAACAGCGCGGCAGCGGCCACCGACAAGATCGTCATCGATACCGAAGGCATCTGGGCGCTCTACGTGCTCGGCTGCGTCAGCGACGGCACGAGCGACGGCATTGCCCTCGCCATGGATTATGGAGATCCGGTCTTCATCAAGCGCGTCCCCGGCACGGACCAGTATATCCTCTCCGGCCAGCAGGACCCCTATCACTTCCAGCCGTTCGGCGAGGTGCTCGGGGCGGTCACGGCATCCACCACGAGCCCGACGCTCGTCGCGGTCAAGGTCCACAAGTCCTGTGTCCCGCTCGGCGGTATTCTGCACTTCGGCAGCGGCTCGGCCGCAGCGGGGAACTTCCTGCTCGAAGGCTCAACCACCACCAGGCAGGCGAAACTCATCGAGGCGTGTATCGCCCCGGCGACGATTCTCCTTGCCGGCGAACAGATCCACGGGATCAACATGCGTATCGTGGACAACCTGATCTCGACGGGCGGGGAGATCACCTGCGCCGAGTTCAAGGCCGTCCGCGACGAGGCGACCGACGCATCGGTCTCCGCAGCGACGGCCCTCAAACTCAACGTGGACAACAAGAACGGCGGCATCGCGCCCTACTGCCGCGCCCTCGACATCATGGTCGAAGGGGCACCGGGGACCACGCCGGCGATCCGCAGCGCCATCCACATCAATTCCGGTGGGACCGCAGGAACCCTCGAAGGCGTCCTCGAAATCGAGGCGGGAGCCTTCGGATGCAAGACCGTTACCACGAACCCCTCGGATACCGGCACCTGCATGCAGATCCCGATCATCTACGGCGGGACTGTGTACTACCTGCTTGGCTACAACGCCACGGGCTCGTAATCCGGAGGAGATGACGCGATAATGGACGCTATACGCAGCATCGAGGTGCGGCAGAACCAGATTGCCCAGCGGATCGGGGCGCTCGCCTATCGCAGGATGCGGCTGGTGCGTGAGCTGGAGATGGTCGACAAGGAGATCCTCCAGCTCGAAGCCGCAAGCACCGCGAACGACCAGGCAACTGGGGACATCAGAGTTGCCGTTGCTCGACAGGAGGGGGCTGCGAAGGCCACCCAACCGAAGGAGACACCGTAACATGGCAGAATTCTTCAAAGAACTGACCAACTGGGACGGGTACCAGCCCGTCAACAAGGAGACTATCGACCAGGCCCAGGTTGCCGAAGCGATGAGTCTCCTCCGCAACGACCGGGGCTTCTCGCCCCACCGGCACGAGTACCTCGTCAAAGAGGCCATCACGACCACCGACTTTCCCTACCTGCTCGGCTACATCGTCGACCGGCAGCTGCTGGCGAACTACCAGATCAATGTTGCCAACTGGCGCCGGTGGACTAAAGTCGTGACGAACACGAACTTCAACACCCGCCGGCTCGAGAGGGTCTTCGGGCTTGACGACCGTCTCGCGGAAGTCCAGGAGAAAGGCGAGTACCTCGCCAGCAAACCCAAGAACTGCCGCTTCGATATCACCCTCAAGAAGTACGGCCGGCAGTTCGATATCTCCTGGGAGAGCATCATCAACGATGCGCTCGGAGCCTTTTCGGGGATCGCGACCCGGTTCGCGAACGCTGCGATCCGGACGGAGAACTATCTCCTGACCTCGACGTATGCGATGTCGACCGGTCCGCACACCAGCCTCTACGGGGCGACGATCACCGATTGCGGGCAGGCCGTGACGAACCTCGGCGTGCTCCCGCTGACGATTGCCAACCTGGAGACGACCCTCGAGCTGATGCAGGCCCAGACCGACCCGAACGGCGAACCCATCAGCGTCCGGGCAGCGACGCTCGTCGTGCCCCCGTCTCTCGAAATGACGGGCCGCGCCATCCTCACCTCGGCAATGAAGGCATGGACGTATGGCGGCGACGACGAAGCGGCCCCCGTTCCGTGGCCGACCGTGAATGTCATTCCGCAGATGGGGCTCACGCTCGAAGTAGACCCCTACCTGCCTATCGTGAACACCACGAGCGGCACCACGAATTGGTACCTGTTCGCCGAACCGGCCGAGCGGCCGGCCCTCCTCGCGGCGTACCTCCGCGGCCACGAATCCCCGGAGGTCGTGATGAAGTCCAGCAACAAGGTCGCGTTCGGCGGCGGCGACGCAGGACCGCTCTCCGGAGACTTCGCCACGGACAACATCTTCTACCGCGTCCGCGAGGTCTTCGGCACAGTCCAGGGCGATCCCCGGTACACCTACGCGCAGACGGGCGCCGGCTCATAATCCCTCTTTTTCGGAGGAGGGAATGCCGCCGAACGTACCGAAGCCGGTGACGCGGGAAGATGAGTACCTCGCGGCCATCGTGCAGCAGAATGACCGGATTATCGACCTGCTGCAGCGGATGGCGCCACCGGAGGAACCGCCCGCAGTGACGACACTCCTCCAGGAACCGAAGCGGAGGCGCTGAATGGCCTTCACCTACGACGTCTCGACGGACCGGGGGAAGGTGCGGCTCCTTTCCACTGACCGGAAGGCTGCCCGCCCCATCTTCGACGACGACGAGATCGATGCCTTCCTCGCGATGAACGGCAACGAGGTCAAGCTCGCGGCTGCCGCTGCACTCGAACAGATGGCCTCGAACGAGGCGATGGTCCTCAAGGTCATCAGCAACAACGGCCTTTCCACGAACGGGGCGGCGGTCGCGCAGGCCCTCATGGCACGGGCAGCGAAACTCCGCGAAGAGTACCAGCAGCAGGCAGATGAGGACTTCTGCGGGTTCGATATCGCCGAATACGCGGACAATCCCGCGCAGACGCTCGAACTGCTGATCAAGGAGTCGATGCGGGATGCCTGACCTGTTCGACGCGGATCTGATGCTGGAAGCGCTCGCGGACTTCTTCCCCACCACCTGCACGATCCAGACCGCGACCCTGGCCGAAGACGACCACGGGCAGAGCATCCCGGTGTGGTCTGATCTCGCGGGACATATCGGGATCGCCTGTTCGGTCGCGCCTTCAGGGGGGAGGAAAGTGCAGACGGGCAAAGAAACGTATGTCGTCTCCTCGCACCGCATCAGTCTCGCGGGGCGGTACCTCACTATCACGGCAGCCATGCAGGCTGTCGTGGACGGCATCACGTACGAGATCTTGCTCCCCGAACATTCAGGGTTCGGGCTGAACACAAACCTGCTCTGTCAGGTGGTGCGCTGATGAACGGGGATTCCTGCGTCACGGTCGACCAGTGCGACCGACGCATGAAGGATCTTGAAGATAAAGGCCGTGAGGGGGATAAGACGATCTTCGACCGTCTTGATTCCCTCGATGAGAAGGTGGACCGGTACCGTGGCGAGATCCCGGAGGCCGCAGCAGCAGCCGTGGCGGCGTTCTGTGCGAAAGCTACCCAGACCTCATCCACGAAGACCCCGTTCGAGCTGATCAAGGACTACCGGGACACGCTCCTGCTGATTGCGATCATCGTGGTCTTCGGTGGAGAGAAGGCCGCAACCATCCTCGCGGCGGTGTTCTGATGGGCAAACAGATCCGCATCACCGGCATCAAGGAACTCGCGGAGGATTTCCGCAGACTCGGCGACGCGATGGCCGATACCCTCGAGGCTGCCGTGCAGGCGGGGGCGCTCATTCCGAGGAACGATGCCCGGGCCCGAGCTCCCTACAAGACGGGTGATTACCGCCGGAAGATCGGCATCGAAACCGTCGAGAAGACACCGACCCGGTGCGCGGTCGCGATCGGCGTCGACGATGTCCGGGGCCCATGGCTCGAGTTCGGGACGGGGCTCTACGCCGAAGGCGAAGGCGCGACGAAACAGCCCTACGACATATTCCCGCGTGGACCGGGCTTCGCGGGGTCAGCGTTCCTCTCTCCGGTCGAAGGGGGGAAGATGGCCCTCTACTGGAACGGAGCCCCGCACCCGGTCAAGCACGTCCGGCATCCCGGTATCTGCCCGCGTCCGCACTTCCGCCCGGCCATCGACGAGAACGCGGCTGCTATCGAGTATGAAATACGGGCAGCACTCGACGCGGCAATCGTGGAGGCGATCCGGTCGTGACGGCCGATCCTACTGCAGCCTACCGGGCCCTCCTCCTCGCGGACGTTGCGGTGGCGGCACTCGTGGACGAACGGATCTACTTGCAGCAGCTCCCGCAGGATCCCACCCTGCCCGCGATTCGGTTCCGGCGGGTGAGCCAGGCCCGGGGCCACCAGGTCCCGACGCGGTTCCCCGTCTACCAGACCGACTGCTGCGCGGCCACCCATATCGAAGCAGAACAGCTCGCGGATGCCGTGGTCGCGGCAACCCAGCGGGCGAAAACCGTGCAGGACGGCGTCCATATCACGCAGGGGGTGATCGTGAACGAGATCGACCTCTACGATGTCGAACTCGATATGCACGTCACCCCGGTGGACGTCCGCCTGCACATCATCGAGAGGTCATAGATCATGGTCTACCAGTCAGGCGTCCAGGACGCCGATGCAGTCCGCCTCGGTTCATGTAAGATCGAGGTGGGGGCGGATGTCGGGTCCCTCCAGGACTTCGGCATCGCCAAGAACGTGAAGTGGAAAGAGAACATCACGAAGGCCGATATCAAGCCGGACAATGGCGAACCCATCATGGGCCGCGTGGTCAAGCAGGAAGCCGATATCTCCTTCGACTGGATGGAGCCGGAGTTCTCGAAGATCAACGTGCTCCGGGGAGGTATCGATACCTACGCTACCGTTGAAGCGGCACCGGTCTCGGTCACGAACGAAGTCGTGGTCCTCGACGATACCGATGCCGTCCGGCTCGAGCATAAGAACGCCGCGGGAACGGAAGTCGGATCGATTGTCGTCACGGGAGCGGCAGGATCTCCCACCCATACCCGGAACACCGACTACGTGATCTCGGTGGATTCTGCCGGGTATACCTGTATCGCCCGGATCGGTGGAGCAGGCATCGACGATGGCGCGACGGTTCTCGTGGACTACGCCTATACGCCCGCCAGCAGCAAGACGTTCTCGACGGGCGGCAAATCCACGCAGACCCCGGTCGTCGTGCGGTTCACGAACACCAATGAGAGCGGCAACGATCTGCAGGTGACCTTCTACAAGACCTACTACGAGAGCGGGCTCGAGTTCGCGCATAAGAGCGACGAAGCGACCGAAGAGCTCGTGGTGCCGGTGACCCTGCGGGCGATCCGGGACTCCACGCGCACGGCAGGCGACCAGCTCCTCGGCATCGTCGACGAGCAGGCGACGTAAGGGCGATCCCATGATCCTCAAAGATTTTTCGACGTTCGTCCCCGAACCCGTGATCGCGAAGATCGGGTCCGGCGTCCACGTCGAGGAGGTCGACATCTCGATCTTCCCGGCGGCGGCATCGCTGCGGCTGATCGACCTGCTCGAGAAGAAGAAGGGCGAGACCCCGACGCAGGCCGACCTGATCGGCATCGTCGCGGAAGCGGCACACATCCAGAACCCGACGATCACCGAGGAGTGGCTGCTCAAACACTGCACGCTCTCGCAGCTCCTCCGGTTCGTGCGGTTCGTCGTGGACCGTGCGCAGGAGCAGATGCAGGATGGCAGGAACGGCGATGCCGGAAAAAACCCGAGTTAGACGTCGGGCTCATCATCGCCCGCGTGGGCATGATGTACGCGTGGGCCTCGCCGGACTACCTGCTGCACCGCTGCACGCTCGTGCAGATCTTCAGGTTGTACGGACACGGGCGGGACTTCGACCGTCTCCGGCGGGGCGAACCGGTACCGGCCTCTTCAGCAGCACCGGCGCCGGTCGCTCCGGACGAGCCGGACCGGACGGCACTCTATGCCCGGTACGGCGGGATTATCAAGCAGAAGTGACGTATGGCCGGTGATTACACCCTCATCCGGAAGATCGGCGTCGAGGTCGTCGGGGACATCGAGGGCCTGAAGAAATCCTACGAGGAAGCCATCAAGGATACCGAGCAGATCGCCGGACAGTTCACGGATATCGGCAAGGACCTGATGGCCGTCGGCAAAGAGTGGTCGACGTGGATCACCGCACCCCTCGCGGCAGCAGGCGCGGCAAGCATCAAACTCGCGAGCGATGCCGAGGAGGTCGACGGCAGGTTCCGCGTCGCCTTCGGCAGCATGGCCGACGAGGCGGAGGCCTGGGCGACGACGCTCGGCGATTCCGTCGGCCGGGCCACGACGAGCATCAAAGATATGGCCGGGTCCCTGCAGGCGAGCCTGGTCGCGCTCGGGCTGACCCGGACCGCTGCCGCCGGCCTGTCCGAACAGATCACCGAACTCGCCCTCGACTTCGCGGCCTTCTATAACGTCGCTGACGACGACGCGCTCGCCACCCTCCAGAAAGCCGTGCTCGGCGGGACCGAGGCGCTCCGCCGGTACGGCATCGTGCTCACGGACGACGCAATGAAACAGGAGCTGCTCTCGATGGGCGTCGAGGGCGGCATCGAGAAAGCGACCGAGCTCGAGAAGGCGCAGGCACGCCTCAACCTCATCCTGGCGAAGACGGCGGACGTGCACGGGGAAGCCGCCAGGAACGCGGGCACGTTCAGCGGGCAGCTGAAAGCCCTGACGGCCGACGTGCAGGAGCAGGCGGAAGCTATCGGGGCGGAGCTGATGCCGTATGCCCGGCAGCTCGTCGAGATTGTTCGAGATCTCGTGGCACGGTTCGCGAACCTATCGGACGGCACGAAGTCCCTCATCCTCGTGACGGCCGCGCTTGCTGCTGCAGTCGGCCCGGTGCTTCTCGTTACGGGATCCCTGATCGAGAGCGTCGGCAAACTCGTGGCAGTCTACAAAGTCTACCAGGCGACGACGTTCGCGGCGACGGCAGCCACCAAAGGGTTCACGGTTGCGCTCGCGGCGAACCCGGCGGGACTCGTGGCCGTCGGCATCGGGCTCCTCGTGGCGGCCGTGGTCCCCCTCGCGATCGAGGCGGCGACGGCGACGCGGCGGTTCGACGACCTGAATCGGGAACTCAACGATACCCGGACGATGGCCGCGAAGACGGGCGACGAGCTCCGGAAGATGGCTGCCGATCTGCGGGCGGCCGCCCGGGACAGCGCGGTCTTCGAGTATCAGGTGAGCGATACTGCCGCAGCGCTCGGCGCGACGACCGAGACGATCCGGCAGGGCCGGGTGGCCCTCGCCGACCTCGGCGCGCAGTACCTCGAGCAGAAGGCGGATGTCAAAGATTTCGCCGATGCCGTGACGGCCGAGATGGAGAAGGCCGACCAGGCGTACTACAACCACCAGAACGCCGTGAACAAGCTCACCGACGAGTACGACAAGCTCAAGACGGCGATCGACCGGGCCCTCGGCATCGAGGAGGATCTCGACGATCAGAGCCGGACGATCGCGCGGTCGAAGCTCCGGCAGGCCGATGCCGAGGATGCACTCGCGGACGCGATCAAAGAGCGGGACGACTTCGAGCGCGAGATGTATGCGACCGACTACAAGACCGTCTCGGACTACGAGGACGCGCAGAAGACGATGGAGATCCTCAAGCGGAACGTCGCGAAGGCCGACCTCGATCTCGCGGATGCCATCGACGGCGTGAGCGATGCCGAGCGCCGCCGGACCGAACTTGTGGTCGAGCAGAGCGAGGTCGCCGCAGAGATGGGCACCAAGGATGTGAAAACGGCGCAGACGCGGCTCGAGGAGATCAAGAAGGCCATCGACGAGGAGACCGCGAAGATGCAGGAGTCGAACGCGGAGCGCGAACAGCTCCAGGCCCTGCATCTCATGGCGGTGGCAGAAGCCGAGAAGCTCTACGGGGAGACTTCGATGAACAACTGGGCGACGATCAAGAAGTTCATCGAGGAGAACCCGATCCTCGCGAAGACCTACAACATCGAGTACGACGCGGAAGGAAATGCGTCCTGGACTCCGCCGACGACCACGACCGTGACCCTCGCGGTCCCCGAGCTCAAGGGGCTCGAGCTGCCCGCTGCAGCAGCGGGGAATGTGACGGCAGCGAACGGCACGATGACCGGCGGGACCTCGAAGAACATCACCGTCACCCAGAACCTCACGATCAACGCACCGACGACCCTCGATCCCGCGATGACGGCAAAACTCCAGCGGCAGAATCTCCAGGACCTCGGCACGTCGCTCCAGGGGGTGATATGAGGTGCTGATTGCCTGGGAAGGTGCGAACGGCACGACTATTGAGTTCCGCGAACCATCGATTATCTTGGAGTCGTGGACCGGGTTCGCCGGTCCGGCCCGCACACACCAGACACAGAAAGCAGTCGGGCAGATCGGTTCCTCGCTCCTCGACACACTCTACGAGCAGCGCGAGCTGTCGATCCGTGCCGTGCTCGTCGCGGAGACACGGCAGGATCTCTTCGCTATGCGCCGCATCCTGATTGCCGCCCTGATCGGGGAAGGCACGCTCACCTGGACGCAGGACGACGGGACGGCTTACGTGATCGCCTGTGTCGCGGATTCCGGTACGCCGCGCTTCGTCGGGGATGCCGGCAACCAGAGCACGTTCCACATGAGGTTCTACCTCGACCTGCTCGCGCCCGATCCTACCTGGTACGATCCCGTCGGGGAAGAGCAGCACATGAACTCGTTCGAGGGGGGCATGACGATCCCGTTCGAGCTTCCGCTCGACCTCGGCACGGTCGGCGCATCGGCGATCATCCGGAACAAGGGGGATCTCGCTACGCCCGTGCTCATCACGATCACCGGGCCCGTCACCAACCCGTCCATCGAGAACCTTACGACAGACCAGACGATCGCGCTCGTGTTGGATATTGCTGCCGGCGAAACCCTCGTGATCTCGACGGTCTATGGCTCGATCGCGGCCACGCTCACCGATGCGCTCGGGGTCGAGACGAACGCCATGCGCTATATCACGGTCGACTCCGAGTTCTGGCAGCTCCAGCCGGGCGCGAACGAAGTTTCGTATGCATCGAGCGGTGAATCGGGGTCCGCCGAAGTCGTGATCGGCTGGCGGCACCGGTACGCGGGAGTGTGAGCGATGGGCCTCTGCTACGGTATCCCGGCCCCGGTCGGCGGCACGACCTCGGCCTACGCCGGGATCGGATACCCATACCTGCTCCCGGCACCCGTCGGCGGAGCGGTCCCGGCAGTCAGCATCCCGACGATCACGCTCCCCGCGATCCCGCGGGTCATGGTGCTCGCGGCCGACCATGGGCGGTTGCCCGGGTGGACCCGGGCGCCGGTCATGGTGGTCGTGGACGGGACGCAGATCGATACGCCGCTCTACGATTTCCCGCTCGAACTCCACCTCTCGGCGGCAGCAGGGATCACGAATACGAACCTTGCAGGGATCCTGACCGACCTCGGATCGTCGTCCCTGAAGATCGCCGTCACCGCTGATGACGGCATGACGCAGCACTCTGTCGAGGTCGTGGCATGGGACCCCGTGGCAAAGACCGCGACGCTCCGGGTGCGCGTGCCCCTGCTGCCCGCGGGCATCGACACGGCGCTGTATCTCTACCACGACCCGTTGCATGCCGACAACACCAGCTACGTCGGCGAGACGGGGTCCGATCCGGCGGATGCCGTGATGGCCCGGTATGCCGGGCACGTCGCGTCGACGGCGTGGACGGATGCCGAAACGGCTGCGGCTGCCGACAGTCTCGTGACGTATGCCGCCGAACCTTCGCCCCTCTACCCGGTGGCAGCCCTCGACAATTTCCAGTACCTCGCGTGGACGCGGAACTGGCGCCGGCCCGACGAGTGGGAACTGATCGTCCACCGGTCCGCGACGGGTGCCTATGATCTCGTACCGGGGCAGATGATCATGGTCTCGGTCGACGGCAACCGGCGGCTCGGCATCATCGAGACCCGCACGCTCCAGATGACGCGGGACGGCAAACCGTCCGAGACCTGGAAAGTGTCGGGAAGGGATCTCGGTGCGCTGCTCGGCGAGACCGGGCGGATCGCGCTCGATGCAACGGCGACCGGCGACGGCTACGATGAACGCACGGGCGACGGCGAGACCCTGATGCACCATTTCGTCGACGCGAACGCGATCAACCCGGCAGACGCCCGGCGCGGCGTGCCGTTCCTGACCCTCGCGGCCAACAACCACCGCGGGTCCTCGTGCACCTATGCCGCACGATTCCAGCAGCTCGCCGCTATCCTGGAGGAGATCGCGCTCGCGACCGGTCTTGGGTGGAGCGTGCCGTTTGATTTCAGCACGTTCCAGGCAGCCCTCACGGTGCAGCGGGGCTACGACCGCACGTTCGCGCAGACCGAGAACGCACGGGCCATCTTCTCGACCGTACTCGGCACGGCGCTCGTGACCGGGTATACCGAGAGCACCCGCACCCAGACGGTGAACTATCTCGGCGGGCAGGGCGAGGGGGGCGACCGCGAGGTGGTAGCGTATGGCGGGCCAATGGTTCGCAGCATCCAGGACGCCGAGGTGACGGCTACCGGAACCGTGACGATCTGGGCGGAGATGGTTCTGCCGTCTGCAGTCGCCTGTCCGGGCCTCACCCGAGAGAACGGGATCCTCGTCCTCGAGGTGCAGTACAGCGATCCCGCCGATCTTGTGCAGCTGACGGTGATCCTCTCGAGCAGCGGGTCGTGGACCTCGCGGACCTGGTCGCGGGTCCTGACGCAGGCCACCGATCTCGTTGTCGGGACCGACTACTGCGAGGTGGCGATCCCGCTGGCAGCGTTCTCGGAGCTCTCGGGAACCCTCGATCCGTCGGCCATCTCCTACCTCGCCATGGTTGCGGGGAAGGCGGGCACGGACCCGCAGACACTTGCATGGCGGCTGGCCCGCATCGAGTACGATCTCGGCGACGGGATCGGGGTATCCCGCCGTGAGTCCTTCACAGACGCCCGTGATCTGGCAGAAAGTAACGCCCTGCTCATCAGGGGTGCGCAGCGGGCCGAAGAGGTCACGGGCACGGTCTCGCTGGAAGCGCAGATCCTCTCCGGCGGCCCCTACACCTACCGCGAGGACTGGGATCTCGGTGATATCGTGCATGTCGAGTATGACGGCGTGGCGAGTCTCGACGCCCGAATCGTCCAGGTGCGCGAGGAATGGGATGCGGGGTCCGGCACGACCGTAACGGCAACGCTCGGGACGGAGGCGCCGGACCTCGTGCGAGTCCTGCGGGCGGTCTCCAGGAAAGCAGACGCAGAGGTACGACGATGACAGAAAACCATGGATTTTTTGGGAGCGCGGTCGGGGACACCCGCGAGTACGACCAGCTGGCAATGGCCGCGGTCTGGAAGCGGCTGCTCCGTGACGGCGTATTTGAAGGCGTGGATTCCGAACTCGCGGTCTCGGCATCGAGCCCTGCCGGGATGAGCGTATCACTCGCGACCGGCTGGGCGTGGGTGCAGGGGTACTGGTATGAGAACGATGCAGCCAAGACGCTGACGATCGGGGCGGCGAACCCGACCCTGCCCCGTATCGACCGCATCATCCTGCGGCTCGACGTGCTCTCGGGCCGGACGGTCGGGGCCGTGGTGCTTGCGGGGACGCCGGCAGCGTCGCCGTCCGCTCCTTCACTCACGCAGACTGCTGATACCTGGGAGATCAGTCTCGCGCAGGTGGCCGTGGCAGCAGGAGCGACGTCGATCGTCGCAGGCAACATCACCGACGAACGGTGGGACGCGACGCTCTGCGGGTATGCCGAACCCCATGCCGTCGGGCTCGAATCGGTCGCGGTGCGGGAGGACAAGGATATGGGGGGTTCGTATACCCTCACGAACCTCCCGGCACCGGGGGCCGCGACGGAAGTCGCGACGAAAGGGTATGTGGACGAGATTATCGGAGCGGCGACGAACATCATCGCGGTCTCGGGGAAGACCTACCTCTGCGTCAATGCGACGTGGACGGGCAGCGCGTGGAACCGGCTCTCCACAGGATCCCCGGCGTGGGCTATTGAACTGTCCCATTCAGGGGACGCTATCACGGTCAAGCATGCTGCTGCCGGTGCGAACCCGATCAGCTGGACGGATCTGTACGTCTTCTCGAATGCGTCCGATCTGAAAGTGACGAGCATATCGGAACGGGTCGGGAGCGCGGGGATCGTGCTGAACCATGTCCTCGATGCGTCAGCTGGTGGCATCAAAGGGGGCATGGTGAACCAGACGGGCAGCCGCGCCCTGAATTCGTCCTACCAGAACACCGGCGCCGGGGAGCGGACCGTGCAGGTCGGGCTCGACGGCACGGGGAGCGGGTATTTCCAGGCGTGGATCAGCGCAAATGGATCGGCCTGGACGATTGCCGCCGGCGGGGCGAACGCCGTCTACAAGGTCGGGACGGTGTTCGTCGTGCCCAGCGGCTACTACTACAAAGTCACCGCCACGGCGGCAACGCTCGATGCGTGGTGGGAGCGAGGGTAGAGAACTATGGTTAACAGTATCATTAACATTCTGGGAGCCCATGTGCGGGCAGTACAGCGAACGATTGCAGGAATTCTCTACGACGAACCGGTCGTCCAGATCTCGCAGTCGACCGGGGACGGGGATATCGATATCAACCTCGCGAAGGTTAGAGGGGTCGCGACGTCCGTTGATGCTGATGGGAACCTTATGATCGGCCTACCGGTCGCGAAGCTCCATTGCTCCAACTCGGGAGCCATTTCCCAGGGTGGGAACTATACCTCGACAGCCGAAGATGCTAGCAGGTATTGTCGCATCACGGGCTGGGTATTCTGTGATCGGGCAGGAAGCCTGGAGATTCAGCAGTGTGCGACCGTGAACGGAACCTATCGCGCCATCCTCACTGAGGCGACAGTTGCGAGCACCCTCAAGACCTTTAATGTCAACCTGGTCTTGCCCTTTGTTCGCATCAAGTGGACCGAAGGAGGAGCCGGGGCGACGACAGCTCATGAGATCACGGCATATCTACGGGCGCTATGATGGGCACTGAAATCAACCAGCGGCAGGTGAAATACCCTACACAGCACTTTGGCTATCCCGATGGAGCGTACCTGGCATCAGGGGCAGCGACCCCTCTCCTCTGGGTGGGAGGAGGTATAGGATTTTACGTCAACCAGGGGGATGGGAATTACCTTGAGTATGCCGTGAACTGCAAGGGGGGTGAAAAACGGGTCTTTACCCCTCTGGCAAAACGAACCAATGCAGCAATCGTAGACTGTTACCTCAACGGTACCTTGGTCGCCGCAGGGCTGGATCAGTATGCTGCATCTGGTATACGGTACGTGCATCTCTACCCCGTGACCCTCAAGGCAGGCCGGAACATCCTGCGGATCAAAGCTAATGGCAAGAATCCCCTGTCGAGTGGGTATGCCATCTTTACCGGGGCCTGCTATGCCAGGGGGACGTGAGATGTCCGAAGTGGATGGCATGGCAATTGGCTTTCCTCTGGCACGGTTCAAGGACCAGGCAGATCGGTACTACTCAGCCCAGGGGATACGGATAGAACCTGGATTGTCTATCTGTGTCTCGGTAGGAACTATCAATGGTGAAGGGAGGTATAGCGAATTTGACCTGTACCTGACAGGATCAGAGACCATGCTGGACGTGGGGGCCGATAAAAACCCCTGTGGGGCCATCATTGATGTGACGCTCAACGGGGTGGTGGTCATCAATGATTATGACACCTACAAAGCCGCACCCAGGCAGTTTGTGACGATCAATGTACCAGGCATCAGTTTCCGGAGTGGTCTGAATACTGTGCGGGTGACGGTGGTAGGGAAGAACCCCTCAGCCAAGGATTGGGTGGCGAAGGTGATGTGGTGTGCAGCCCATTAACGAGATTGACGGGCTGGATGTCCCCCTGATCACCCAGGGCATTTTTGATCGCGCCATGTACAACTGGGATGAGGAGAACTACATCATCAGGAGATGTAATGCGGGATTCGGGCTGGATGATAAAGACTATAATGGGTCCTCGATCTTCTGCAATTTGGTCTGCAGCGGAAAAGAGACTACCTTGTACGTCCGATTAGGCCAGGGGCCCTGTATGGGGAATGCCCGCATCTACCTGAATGGGGTAGCCGTAGCTGATGCTGTTGACTGCTACAAGGCGGATCATGGGGTGGGGACATCCACCATTTCGGGGCTGACCTTCCTGAAAGGGCTTAACGTTGTACAGATCCGGGTGGAGGGGCACAATGCCAGTACCGATTTCTACCAGCTGGTGGTCCAGCAGGTCTTAGCGTGGTGAGAACGTATGCCAGAAATGACAAAAACCAAGGATTTCATCAACGAGCAGGGATACCGACAGATTGAGTATGAAGGGGCGGAAACCCCCTCCCCACAATCCCTGCAGGCACAGATTGACGATCTCAAGATACGGATAGGGAAACTGGAGGGGGGACGCATTAAAGGGTAAACATCAGCGGATCAGCGATTATGAGCAGGTTAGTGGCAACGGACCCGCGAATTTCGTGCCGAAAGGCAGCACCCCATACTGATTCTAACCGCTCTCTTTTTTATCTCCACCAGTAGCGACCCAAACGTGATCCGAGGCCGAATACCAGACGAAGAATGCCAGCAGACCCAGGGGAACATAGGCAATCGGTCCCAGCGATTCAACGAACATATCAGTGATAGGGGAGAAGACGATCCAGGCAATCAGGACGATCACGCCGATCACGGCCGACGCCGAGATCGTTACCAGCTTACGGGCGGCATAATTCATTATACGTGGTAGTAATGGGTCTCAAAAAATAAGGTTTTCGTACATTCGCCCTGTGCGTAGACGATGCAACAGGCGTGCGGCTATAATTTTTTCCTTCTTATCCTGAGATTATTGCAGCGGGAGCGACGTTCATTCCCTGGAGATATCCGTCCCCACGGATGTGCAGAAGCGAGTCAAGCGGACCGCGAGCGTGACGCGGGGATAAAAAATATAGAGTCCTTTTTCTCGACACCCCTTGGAGGCAGGGGTTCACATCCCCTGCTCGCTTGCCCGTACAAGCAGCGGTATCAACCGATCGAGGTCTTCATCGATCTGTTTAAGCCGTTCCATGAAATCTCTACCATAAAAGCTTCTCTTAGGATCTCGTTGATATTGTGAAAACAGAATAATATTTGGATATACCCTCAAAATGAGGTCGATAATCTCTTTATCCAGAGAATAAATTTCTTTTTGAAGAATAAAATAAAGACCCGAACCTGAATAGATCTGTATTGGTGAGGCTAAGAACTGCGCATAGGTCTTCCCATCGATGATGTTTGCAGCTTTGAACCGTGCTTGAATTTCTCTGGTTTCGTAGAGAAATCCGGTAGCAATCCTCCGGATCTCATCTTGTTGTTGGGTCGCTGCGGTTTCTGCCGCGAAGACGAATCCAACGAGCGACGCGATTAGTGCACCGAAAAGCATCTCATTTGCTGATCCTGCGGCTGTGGTCATCATATCCGCTACATACAACGGCGGCCATCCCAACCATGCATATGATGATGATATAAGTGGCGGTAAAGCGATAGATCCGACAATCAATATCAATAAACCCGCCCAAACCTTCCTCCGAATTCTATACCAGTACATTTTTTCCCCTCACACGGTCTGCATGACAATTCTTTGCTGAAAATAAATCGGGAGTTCATAAATAGTATTAGGGTATATCGCAATGTTTTTCGGCTTGCTCCGCTCAGGTTCGCGCATGGCTTATTCTCGTGCGGTCGCCCTCCTCCTGATAGCCGTCTGCATCCTCGCGGCGGGGTGCACGTCGACGCAGCACCCGGCGACCATCACCGGAGGTGCGTCGACTACTACGGCCCCGGTGTCCACCCCATCTACCGTCGGGGGCTTCGCCACGGTCGCGGCCCCACTCACGACAATGACGACCGCCACCATTCCAACGGCCGCGATACCTGTCACAGGGTCGCTCGTCGTCCGGTTCCTCGACGTCAGCCAAGGTGACGCGATCCTCCTGCAATCCGCATCCGGGAAGACCATGCTCGTCGACGCTGGCCCGACATCGGCAGGATCTTCCGTGGTCTCCACGCTCCGAGACCTCGGCATCACGTCCCTCGACGTCGTGGTCGCGACGCATCCCCACGAGGATCATATCGGCGGCATGGCAGCCGTCCTAGCGGCCTTCCCCGTCAAGGAGTTCATCGATATCGGGTATCCGCACACGACGTCGACGTGTCAACTGCCACCCGTTAAATCGGGTGGCTTGTAACTATGTCAGAGACACGCTACATTCGGCTGGTTGACAGGCAGCCTGCCTACACCAGATATACCGGCGTGGGCGATGTTCCGAGCAGCGTTGAGGTCAGCATGGAGTTCGAATCCGCAGTTACGGCAGATGAATTGGGAACCGTGACGGTTCCCCTTGTAGACGTGCCCGCATTTCGAGCATTTCTGCGAGGTGTATCGGGCGTCCACGAGAACCACGGACTTGCCAAGCGATTCGGATTTATACCGGAGGAATTGTTCGAGCTGGTAGAAACTCCAGCCATTCAGGTTCCGATTGAACTCTGTACCTCGCCGCTTCTGGACCCGGATCTTCGACAGGTCTTCGAGCGCGAAGATCGTGTACTCGGAATTAGCAATCTGTTTCGAGATGCAATGGTTGATATCAGTCATAAACCGTCTTTCTCGCCCGCTCAGGCGTTTCAATTTGCGTTTGGCGGATCGAGTGCCTTTCGACTGAAGGTCTGCCCGAAGATGCTGGTGCCGTCCCCTGATGGCACGGGTCGTGCGGGCGTTGAAGAAGGAACTGTCAGAACAGACCGCGACGTTCTTCATGCCCCGGTCGATCCCGAGGACGCGAACGATATCGGTTTGGTTTGGGGTTGGCAGTTCTATCTGGACATGGAGGTAAAAATGCCGGTTGGTGTACGAGAGTGTCGAACTTTTAATCGTTCCCTCGACGTACTGGCGGTAACAGTCCGGCAGCGTGAACTCTGCACGGACTCTGCCGCTGGTGGTGGCAATCGACGCGAAGCCGTGCAACAGACTTACCCGGACGACCCGCTGGTTGTACCGGATGGCGGCGAACGGTCGGCGTTCTGGAAGCCGTGTGCATTTGGTGGCTTTCAGCGCATCACACGCGCAATCTCGAGCCCCCTGCACCAGCGACGAAGGGAGATTCGGTATCGAAGTCCGAACATCGCGGTACGTGGCAGCATGGTTTCGCACCTTGTTATAAGTGTGGTTCGCAAACCCCCACCGTGCCGACGCGGTGAACGCTTCAGTGTACGCTCGCATTGTGTCACGCAATGCCGAAGCTCCGCAAGGGAGCAGCTGGAGTTTGACCGTAACCGAGCGTATCACACTCATATGTTCTGTATATTACACGAAAAAGGTTTTGGAGGTGACACGCAGACGCGCCCCTCCCGGCATAAACACCAGGGTCTCCGCGCTGCACGTATAATGAAGTTCACAGTCGATCGAATCGAAGAGGGGATCCTGGTCCTCCTCCTCCGCGTGGACGAGGGCGTGAAGGTAGAGATCCCGTCCGTGCTCGCGCCGGGGATCTGCGAGGGCGATATCGTCGACCTCACGATCACCAAGGACGAGACGGAGACGGATGCCGCGAAGCAGCGGGTATCGTCGCTCATCGAGAAGCTGAAGAACAAAAAGTAGCCGGTGCATACCCGATCCCCTTATCAGCACTCGGGCTGAGTCTCGAGAAGCACACCCTGGAGCCCTGCTGATCTAACGTCATGGCTCCCGGTCATCCAGCTGATATGAGGTGCATCGATGGCATCAGATCAACTCACGAATACGACCGCCTACCTCGCCGGACAGGCCCGCACCGGGATCCTGTCGCCGACCGAAGCCGATACCCTGCTCGCCTACCTGACCGAATACAAGGTCCTGCACGGCCCCTCGCCGCACTTCCTCGCGGTGCGGGGGAGCCACCTGTACCGGATCCTCCAGCAACTCCACGCCACCACAGGCAGGAGCCTCGAGACGGCATCGACGCTCGACCTCCTCCGGACGATCGACGCGATCCGATCCCTGCCGCAGTACAAACCGAACTATAGACGAGCAATGGTCCAGGCGACCAAAGTCTTCTGCGACTGGTATGCCGAGCAGCGCCCGGACCTCGATGCCGCGAAGATCCGGAAAGCACGTCTGCCCGACGGCGAGTGGAAGTGCAAAGGACCCGAGGATATCCTCACCAAAGACCAGGTCCTCGCGGTGCTGGCCGCCTGCACGTGCACGCGGGACCGCTGTTTCGTCGCGATGGTCTACGATGGCGCGAACCGGCCCTCCGAGGTGCTGGCGCTCACGTGGGGCGCTATCCAGGTGACAGGCGAGACCGCGCATTTTATCACGAACGCGAAGACCGGCATCGAACGCTACGTGCCGCTGGCGTTTGCGCTGCCCTATCTCTATGCCTGGAAGAACGAGTACCCGGGCGATCCTGCAGGGGAGAACCCGGTCTTCGTGACCCTGAACGTACATCAGGGGAAGCACCGCAAGATGACGAAACGGGCGATGGACCACCGCATCCAGGCAATCAGGAACAAGACCGGTATCCCCGTGATGCCGTCGATCTTCCGGCCGACCCGGACGACGCACGATATGGACGACCACGTGCCGATGCCGTTCATCATGCTGCGGGGCTGGGGATCTTTAAAGACCCGGATGATCGACCGCTATACCCATCTCGACCGCTCCTACATGGACCGCACGGCCCGCGAGGCTGCCGGCCTGCCGGTGACAGCGAAGGAGGAGGTGGCGGCCGCCCGGAAGCTGCAGCATATCGTCTGCCCGCACTGCCAGCAGCCGCGGCTCGCGACCGATGCCTGGTGCACCTGCGGCGAACCGTTATCAGAGGATGCGAAGGCGACGTTCGAAGCGCGCCTCGAGGACGCGAAGCGCGACCCGTTCTACGAGGCGCTGAAAAAGGATCTGCTGGCGGAATTGGGGAAGAGAGGTTAATCCTTGAACCGTTCGGCGATGAACTCTTTTGTCGCTGACTCGGCTTCTTTGCGTGCGTTCTCCCGGACGATTGCCGCCATGAGGTCGCGGAATTCAGCGCTGTTGACCAACGTGGCGACTAATTTTTCGTAATCGATCATGGCGACATCAGCACATTCTCGGTTATTGAAATAGAGGGTAAGAATCTTTGCCACAAGCCGCGAAACATTCCCCTCTTCTTCGCGGTCGGCAACCTCCTGCAATCGTCG